AGCATTCAAAGAGATATTAGTTTGATATCAGAAAGGGTAACACTGCTATCATTTTGCTATCATTATCACTTCTTAACAACAAGATAGTCAAATGATTACCTATCTGAAGGAACAATTGATAAATTAGCTATGATACTACTCTATAGATCCACATCTTCTTATAGAATATATAGTACTAAGACTAACATTATACAACTCTGCACATGTTTTAGCAGACATACTCTTATTAAATCTAACAGCCATTCTTATTCCTGGTGTTACCTTAATGTTCTTATATTTTCTTTTCTTAGCAAACTGTAGGGCACATGCATTTTGTTCAACAGACCATTCTAAGTTAGTCATGCTAAAGTGCTCTTTATCAGCATCTATGAAGATAACATTAGGAAGATGTTTAGGATTAGGAATAAATGTAATAGCTATCAATCTATGAACAGCATAGTGTTTATTCTTAATAGTTATTCTATGAAATCCTTTACTATTTAGACTATGTTTTAATACTCTTCCAGTAGTAATGTTCCTAATTACTCCTACAGATGATATCTCATACCCTTTTATACACTCTTTATACATGATTTCTAGTATTAATGTTTATACAAAGATATAAAAAGAAATAACATTTCACAAACCGTAGGGCAGTGTAGATATGATAAATATATAAGTAATTGAGTAACAATTGATTAAATCAAAATATCCCTCTTAGTAATCATATGCTATCTATAGGAACAACAATCAAATATATATAAAGGTATTTAGTTGTGTAATACTATGCCCACCCACCCAACCCATTATATATAAGAAAGAAAGAGAGCTCCTAAGAGCTCCCTTCATTCAATTAGACTGCCAAATCTTCCCACTTCAGTTGCTTTGGACTGTAAGTAGTAGCAACAAGATCCTTCACTTCAAATGTTACCTTATGGCTAACACCGTCTGGCATTTGGATGTAATAACGAGTGCTTACAACACCGTCATCATCTGTTGATGTGAATGGCACAACAGGAAAGCTCATGATATCAGTCTTCTTAATCTCCTTAGCCCTGAATCCTGCACTTACAGCTTTTGAACAGAAGATACGATGCTCTGTACCGTCATTCAACAACAGGTCAACGAAGACCAACTTATCAGCATGCTGTAAGTTAACTGTGTTAAAACTAATACCCTTCAAACCGTCAATGTCCTTCACCAAACCTGTGATGTTTCTTGTTGAGGTTGTCTTCTCAATTAATGCTTCAATTTTCATGATTTCTAAATTAAAAGGTTAAAACTCTTTGTGCGGAGGATATCCCCAACACTTGATCCAACAGTGGGGTTAGCTTTAGGTAGTAGACTGGGTGTTCACCCACATAATAAAAATAAAAATTTTAAAAAAAAATTTGGTAATAAGAAAATATCCCTTATCTTTATATAAACTTTAAAACAAAAAATATGGGAGTATACACAAGGGTTTCTGGAATATATTGTATAACAAATATTCAGAATAATAAAAAGTATATTGGTTATTCAAAGAACATTAGGAAACGATGGGATACACATAAATGTAGACTAAGGAGGAACCTAAGTCATTGTACTCATTTACAATCTGCCTGGAATTATTATGGAGAAGGATTTTTTGTCTTTTCAATTTTAGAAGTACTCTCTGATAAATTAACTAAACAGGAATATGAAAGTATTGAAACTACATGGGTTTTAAAATTTCAAACACATCTTTCTGAGTATGGATATAATGGCGTTCTCCCTGGTACTATTCCTTCTAAAGAAGAGGGAAGTTATGAAAGAACAAATAATAGAATTCCTTTGGAGTTCATTTGTATAAATATGAATACAAAGGAAGTGAGTAATGCTATAGGAATTCAGGAAGTAGTTACTATTACAGGAATAGTTTCAAGGAATAAAATTATAGATCTTACTTCTCATTGGGAAGGAAAATTTAAGAGAAAATCTTTATATGGATGGATTATTATTAGAAAAGAAAGATATAATCCAGAGTTTGATTACATAGGATATAAGAAGAAACGTAGATGCAAGAATGAAGTTAAAAAAACATGGAAGGATTATTATAACAAAACTAAATATAGAAAAGCTCCTGAAGATATCATTCCTTATAAGGATAGAAATTTAAAGAGAGTCTCTGTTGTTGCTGTTAATGTTATTACAAAAGAAGAGAAGATATATACTATGTTGAAAGATTGTTATAAGGAATTTATGTTAGCAAAAGTTTATAAATGTCTTAATGCTCCATTTGGTAAATATCAACATAGAGGATATTATTTTAGGAGAATTGAGAAGGAAAATTGATTTTTACTTTTTTTTGGTAATAATTAAAAAGTTAGTTACATTTGTAATGTAAAAACTATATGATGGAAAAGATTGTTGTACAGGATATTGTTTCCCTTTCTGATGTTATTGAGAAGTATTATGGAATTCTTTCTGTGTTGAATGATCTTCATCTCACTCCCAGGGATATTCAGCTATTAACATTTATTGTTTCTAAAGGAGCTTTGATTGATAAGGAAGAGTTCTATTCTCTTTATGATACAACTTCTGCTACATTGAATAATAGTATTTCCAAGTTAAAAAAGATTGGAATGCTTATTAAGCCTAATAAGGATATTGTGATTAATCCTCTTATTAGTCCTAAGTTTGATAATGGAATTGATTTACATTTACAGTTGAGACATGGATGATATGCCCGCATTGAGAAGGATGTTGATTAGAAAGATGGTAGTAGATATGGCCATTCCTGAGAAGACGATTGAACAAGTAATTAGTCATGAGTTTGATGGTGTTGTAAAAGCTTTAGCCAAATATAGGAGTGTTGAGATATCTGGACTGGGAAAGTTTGAAATGAGAGATGGAATTCTTAAGAAGGAAGTGAAGAATCAGAAACATCAGATAGAATTTTACAGGAAGCAATTGGAAGATCCATTGTTCTCAGAAGAGAGAAAAGCAAGAAGAAGATTGTGGATTGCAAATCATGAAGCAGTAATTGAATATGTAAAGACAAGAGGATACAATGAAGATTAATTGGCATAATATATTGGAAGGATGGGCTAATCATTTAATCCCACATAAAGAGATTAAAGAATTAATCAATGCTACATCTGTAGGAAGGTTGGAAATCTGCAGAGATTGCTCATGGGATTCTAAGAATGCTAGTAAGAGAGGAATAGAGAGATGTTTGGAATGTGGATGTCCCTTGGTTGCCAAGACAAAATGTTTGTCATGCTATTGTGGAATTAATAAATGGGAAGCAGTGATAACAGAACAACAGGAAGAATTATTAAATGAAAATGAAAGCCCAGGATAATAAATATAATGAGACAAGAATAGTGAAGATTCCTTTAGAGGAATTTATTGCCAGTCTCATGAGTGTTTATACCAGTGGAATAAGAATGATTGATTTAATTGTAACAAGGGATGCTCTGCAGGATCAGGTAACAATAGTGATAAGAGAAGATGTTTCTGCAGATACACGTAAGCTTACAGATAGAGATATTGATAATCTTTTAAAAGCAATTTAATAAACTACATATGAAAAAGTATAAGTTTAAGGAAAAAGAAATAGTTAATATAGTTAACTATGATCTTACGAAGTATAGTCATTGTGAGTTTGATTATAAGATTTGTATTATAAGAAAAAGAAAAATAATTGATGGTCTTCCCCATTATCAACTCTCTCAACAAGAAAGTATATATTCTTCTGGAATTGAAAACTTAGAATATTCTGAATATACATCTTCAACTGTAATATTTGATAAGAAAATATTTGATGTAGGATTTAGAAATGCACCAAGAATAGATAATTGGTTACAGGAAGATAAAATTTTAAAACTTGAAGATATAAAACATATGGAAGTTTGTCCTACTTATGAAGGTTGTGAATTAATTAATTCTTTTTTAGAAGAAGAAAAATTCATTCCAGATAATGAGAAGACTAAGAAGGAAATAGAAGAATTAGAAAAACAAGTTAGAATAAAGAATATTGAAATACAAATATTAAAAGATATATTTACAGAGAGTATAAATAAACTGGAACAAGAACAAAATAACTATCTTTATCAGAAAGCTTGTTTGGAAGGAGATGAATATTTAATGAAGGAATATTTATTAGATGCAATAATTTAAAATAAGTATAATGGCAGTAGCTAAAAAGGCACTTCTTATAGAATATGAATTAGAGTTTCTCGAAAATCAATTACAGGAACTTAAAGAATACATTGAAGCTAATCCCTATTCCCAGTTAGCTGACAGGATGCAATCAAAAGTCACTAAGAATGGTGGGATAGTGTTAGTATGTGTAGCTAATAAGGAAGCACAGAGAAAGGATTTAACACAGGCTCTAAAGGATTATGCTGAGATATTAAGAACAGTTGATGCTATGAGAGAGAAGGATGAGGTAAAGAAAGTAGCAAGAGGTACAGGTACTGTTCCTCCAAGAATGCAATAATTTATTCCAATGGAAATAAAGTCAACAGAATTTTTTAGAAATCTTAAGAAACTTCCTCCAGAAGGAACAAAAGAATATCAACAATTAATTGATTGGGAAATAGAGAAGATATCTGGAGGAGTTACAGTTAATGGTGTGTTCTTTTCTGGGTGGCTCTATTGGCATCTCAATCATTGGTGGATAAGAATTGATGATGTTGACAGTTATGGAAATGATATTAGAAAGTCTTCTCTGCCAGAGTTAAGAGATAATGAATGGATTAGAGCAGAAATTCTTGAACAGTGTAAGAAGGATAGAAAAGGATATATAGAA